CTTTTATCGACCCAGAAAAAATAAACAGGATAGTTGATAACCAGTTTAATCTTTGCTCAGGTTGGGGGTTTAAGGCATGGGGATTTTCACTTGCTGCTGATTACAAGTTTTATAGGGAGTTTACCCCCTTTAGCACTCAGTCAGTTATTGGAGCAAATATTATAGGTATAATAAAAAACCCGCTTAGATTTGATGAAAGGTTAAGAGTAAAAGAGGATTATGACTACTCAATGCAACACATAGCAAAATATGGAGGGGTGCTAAGATCTTTAAAATATGGCATTGATGTGGTTCACTTAACAAACGAAGGGGGTTGCGTTGCTTATAGAACAGAAGAAAGTGAGCTAGAGGCATATCAGATCCTTAGAAAAAAATGGGGAGATAAGATTGTGCAAAGGCAAATGAATAAGAATTACATAAAAATGAGGTCACCTAGAAAAGGGGTTTAATTATGGAAAATACACACTCATTGGAGTTAAAGGCAATCAAATTGATTAAAGACAAAAACTTGTTTTTTCATGAAGANGTGATTGCATANTTAGGGATAGCCAAAGGAACGTACTATAACCGCAGATTGAACGAGATGGACACTATAAAAGAGGCATTGGAGTTGAACAGGGTTGTTACCAAGAACACCATGCGGAGAAAGTGGGCTATTAGTGATAATTCAGCCTTACAGATGGGTTTGTATAAGTTAATTGCTACTAAAGAGGAGCAGAGGGCACTAAGCATGCAGACAATTGATCTGGAGATACCGGAAGATATGGAGATCACAATTAACATAAATAAGTAAAAAGGAGAAATTCAATACTTTATTTGGGAATGGCTGGTCTTGAGCCGGGAGGTTTTTTAAAATTAGTTTGTGATTTATTAAAATAACAGAACAATATTTGGAATGGAGATAAATGCAACAGGAGTATTTGAAAGGCAGTGGGATGCTATGAACCTGTTTGAGGTTGGGGAGGATGGCGAAATCTTAATTGACGAGAATGGGCAGAAGATCAGAAAGTACAAATACATAGTACATGAGGGGAGCTCAAGAAGCTCAAAGACTCATTCAATTATACAGTCGCTGTACATGTTCGGACTCAAGAACAAGAGCAAAAGAATATCAGTCTGGAGAGATACCAAGAAAGATTGCAAGGACACAGTAGGGTATGATATGAGCCAGATTTATCCATATCTGCCATTTAGTNAATATTGCAGGTTTATGGAGTCGAAAGGATTGTACCGATTTTNAAACACAGGTTCGGTGATTGAGATTACCGGCACAGATGACGAAAAAAAAGTTATGGGTTACAATGGCGATATCGCCTGGCTTAATGAACCTTATCAAATCTCAAAAGGAACCTTTGACCAGATAGACCAGAGAACCACAGGACAAATTATAATTGATTGGAATCCTAAAAAAGCTCATTGGGTTGACCAGTTAAAAAAGGATAAAAGAACTCTAGTAATTCATTCCACTTTTGCAGACAATCCTTTTTGCCCACGGGAACAAAGATTAAAGATATTGAGCTATCAACCTATTCAGATGTGCAAGGCCGTAGATAGGCAAGAGCTGACCGAAAGCGAGGCAACCATATATGACTATATTAAAAACGAGAAAGAGCTTAACGCAGAAGATTTGGCAGAATTAACTAGATGCCAAGAAAATGAAAAGAAGCAGAGTGCAGACGATTATAATTGGAGCGTTTACGGATTAGGATTAAAGGCAGAGAAGCCTAACAGAATTTTTAGATGGAAGGAAATACCCCTGCAAGATTTCTACGATTTGGAAGTCGAGAGTATTTATGGTGTGGATTGGGGCAAGTCTGACCCGTTCGGAATAATCGAGTGCAAGTACTATGATGGCGGTTTATATATTCGAGAGCTCAATTATGATTCAGAAAACGAGATCCGCAGAAAGCTAACCGATACGCAAAGAGCCCAGATTGATGCAGAAGACGAAGGGCTTGTGATTTGGCTTTTTAAAAAGCTGGGAATTCCATTAGACAGATACATCATTTGTGATCCAAACAGAAAGCTGAAAATAATAGCTCTTCGCCAGTGCGGTTATGACGATGCTTTGTCAGCTCATAAACCACCGGGAAGTATTAAAGACGGTATTGATATGCTTCAAAATCTTAATGTTTATTATACATCTGATAGTAAAAATGTAAAGTATGAACAAGAGAATTATAGTTACAAAAATGACAGGTACGGGCTTGTTTTAGAAGATCCAAAGGATTTGGACAATCATACGATTGATCCTGCTAGGTATGTGGTGACTTTTTTACAGATGGAGGGAGTGATAAAAATGGTATAAAAGCTTTACATTAGTAAAAAAAAATACTATAAAAGTGGATCTACTAAAGGGCTTATCTTCAATTTTCGGCTTCAATAAGAACTATAATTATTTCAGCTATGACATTTTAGGGGGAACTTCATTCAGCCGAATGAAGATGCAAAAAGTTCTTGAGTTGGTTATTGCTAACCCTGCAATGATTAGAGTCATAGCCTTGCAATGTGACATGTTTAGTCTAGGCAAGTTCTATTACTATGAGAAAGATAAGGAACGGGAGATGCCAGAAGACGTAGCCAAGATCTTAAAAAAGCCCAATCACCAAGACAACATAAGACAGTTTCTTTGGGATTGGATGTTTTGGAACATGATGGGCAATAGTTGGGTTTATGTCAGGGATAAAAATTTTCCAGNNACGACAAAGATGTTTGTTCTCAATCCTTTCGAAATGGACTTCCCAACAGGATTAAGAGAGCAAGGTTTAATTTTGTCCAGTAATAGCTGGGAGGAGATGCAGGGAAAGGAAATAACCTATTTCCAGCAAAACGGTAAGAATATAAAAATACCTTTCAAAGAGTTGATGCATTTCATGGATCTTACCAATAGCCCAGTTAAGGACATCAACGGATTTAGCAGGTTGGATTCACTCTACAAGGTTATTCTAAATTCTGAGGAGGCACTAAAATCAAAGAACATCAACACCAAATTTTCCGGCAAATTCATTGTGGCAGGTAGAACGGATGCAATGGACGTGACAAAAAGAATGTTGGGGGACAAAGAAAAAGAGGATATTGAAACCAAAATAGAAGACGGGGGAAAGAATATCCATGCGGTCAAGTCCATGGTGGAGATTAGGCGTTTTGTGGAGAACATGAAAAACATGGAATTGAGCCAAAGCTATTTGGAAGATTATGCAATCATTGGTGGAATGTATAATATACCGAGAGACGTGCTTGAGGCAAATAAGAGTTCGACTTTTGAGAACCAAGAGAAAGCAAGATCTAGTCACATTGCATATTGTCTTGATCCTAAAGGCCAAGAGCTAGGGCAGGGAATCACTGATTTTTTTGGTCTTAGCGGAAACATTGTAATGAGTTGGGATCACCTACCATTCGTACAGGTTATGGAAAAAGAGAGAGAGGAGACCAAGGCTAAGAAGTTGGCTAATTTAAAATCGCTTTTAGAGTTGGGAGTCGACCAGAAAGAAGCTCTTTCATTTGTAGATTTAAAATTTAAAAAATTCGTTTATGAAAAATCAAGTCCAAATCCAGCAACTCAAGAACAGCCTCCAGAAGGAGGGGTTGAGCCAGAAGCTGAAACAGTCGATACAGGAGAAAGTCAACAGTCTTAAAAAAGGGGAGGTAATCAAATGATATATTGCAAAGTTTTAGGCCAAGATTTCAATACTTACGAGGAGATGTTTACGGCCATGAAAGGAAAAGCATCTAAGATCCTACAGGCTAAAAAGTCAGCGATTAAAAATGCTGATGGCGTTCCTAGCTCTGCGGGGTTAGGCATCAAAATGAATTCCAGCAAATCAGAAGGGGATGCAGTGAAATTAGAGTTTGGCGATAAAGTTTATCCAGTGATAAATACCACCCTATTTTATGATTCGCATGAAGATGTTCACTTAAATGGAATCTGGAATAAGTCTATTAATGATGGTGTAAAGCCTGCCTTGATCCTAAACCACGATTACAAAATCGGGCAGGTTATAGCATACCCAGAAGACGTGATTGCGATGGTTAAAATTATACCTTGGAAAGA